TCTGCATTAACATTAACCTCTGCACCTGCGGCAATGCCGGCAAGTTTACTTTTTTCTGCGGCAGTAGTAAATTTCTTTGTAGTTAGAGTATCCGAAATATCGTCTGCGTCTAAAACTACAACCCCGCTTTGACCATTTACAGAAGTGACGGCACCGCCACTACTTCCACCACCAGAATACCTCTCTAAAATAGCGAGCCTTGAAACTATATCGCTGATGAGTTCGTAAAAGTCATTATTCATAATCAAAACTTAAATCTACTTGGGCTTCCCCAGTTCTTTGTATTTGCATGGTTCTTTTATCTATTCTAAGATTTTCGCTAAAACCGATCGTACTAATTCTAACTGGTAAAGTGTCGCCAACATAGTAGGTTAAAATATCAGGGTTTCGATCATTAACCCTGACTGAGATAACAGATTTCGGGCTTTTCTTATCGTTTAGGTACTTATTACCCTTTGCAATTAAATTAGCCGAAGTGCTTGTGTCTTTCTCAGAGAGAACAGTCTCTTGTAAAAACCATTTAGCTTGCTCGGTTAAATCTTGGACTGTTTCAGTAACAATAGCGTCTTCACTCCCACTACCCAAAACTACTACTCGATTGGCTAGTTTTCCAGATAAATCTTTGTCGTTAGTCCAAGAGAGGATATTAAAATCTTCCAAAATGATATCTGGTCGAAGCTCCCCCTTTTGTGGGTAATAGATATTAAATACTTTTAAGTTAGATAAATCCCAATCGAAGCCGTCATCTTTAGATTTTGCACTCATTCCCTCAATAACTTTGCGAATATAATCGAAGCGACAAGTGCGATCTCTATTTATAGTTACAGGGTGTAGTCCTCGAGTAATTCCTACATCGCCCTCGCCATCAACGTCATTTTGACTTCTATTTATTAAATCCCAAGCTATATCTGCCGAATCGGTGTCTAAATAAGCCCAGTCTCCTGCGTTTCCAGTAAGTCGATTAGATAGAATAGCCTCGAAACCCGCAAACTCGACAGTAAGGCTTGTAGCCTGAGACTTAGAGCCAAACATTTTTCGGTGAAGTAAAATCCCGCCATAAAGTAGCGTGCCATCTTTAAAAAGTTTCCATTCTCGATATTCGCTAGATAGAATGTCATCTGGGGTAGTGTTTAATTTATCGGCATATCGCTTTAAATCTAAGTAGTTTATAGTGATATTTCCAGTAATACCAACATTAAGCTCGTCTGTAATAGTGATAGTCTGAAAAGGTAAAACCCAGATGTCTCCACCTGTTTTGTTGTAAATCCTCATTTCGTACATAATTAAATGTTCCTATAACTATCATTGCAAGATATATCTGCAAAACCAGCATCGTCAGGATCGCCACCTGTAAGTCGTAACTGATTAGTGCCAACCGCTAAAGTCCACCAGTCGCCACTTAGAGAACCAAGAACAGAAGTGATTCCGTTCTTAATTGCGGTTCTATTATAAAAATCAAGATCGATATAATCGCTCACTCCTAAAGCTCCACTGTAGCTTATTGTTTTGTCGGTGGTGTCATTGATAATACTAAAGGCAGATGAAAAAGTACCATACACACGGATAATTGGGTATGCTATTGTATTTCCATTATTACTTAAAACACTAACTTCCCCGCTAGGATTATTAGCCATCGACATTGGAACTGGCATAGGCACGGCCATACCACCCGCACTAAATATATTTAGCCTGATATTTTTGGTAAAGCTAGAGGTTAAGAACTCTCTTTCGCTTACTGCCGAAACTGTGAAAACAGAGTGGGCTATATCAGAGGGGTTCAAATCTCCCTGAACAGTTGTGAAAAGGACATCGATGTTTTTAGTAATTCCGTTATTTAATTCAAAGCCTAAAGTTTTTAAGTATTCTGTGTCTGTGTTTAAATTTTGGAAATAACTAACAAGTCTATCTCTCTGACCAATAAAATCGTTAAGATCATTGCCCTTCACAAACCATTGCATATTTATCGTCATGCCTCGATAAAGAGGTCGAGAGAGTATTTGGCCATTAGCACCGCCTCTTTGATAATCGTTGAACTCGACACCCGCACTAGCGATATTGCCTAATTTTTGCAAAAAGGTTCTATCATTATTGATTTGGATTCCGTTAACAAATACATTTTTAATCATTTTATCTTCCTGCGAAAGCTAATTGCTGACCGATAATGTTACCTAATTCTAAAGCTCCGATCGTATTATTAACAATGGCACTAACATTGACGCTAGCTCCACTAAAGTTATTTGTAACTCCTTGAGGCAATTCTTTCTTGCCGTGAAGCATATCTTTACTCAAAACAAACTCGCCTTCATGAACCATAGCTAGACCAGTGTTACCTACCCAACCACCTTTTTCGTACCAATCTACATCTAGCTTTGGATATTTAATTTCTTTGCCTGCTACAGTAGTAGAGCCTTCGCCAATACTTAAGTGAGGGAATTTGATAGATTTGAGGGCGTTAGTAATTCCATCTGCTAAATCTCTAAATTTAGCTACGATTCTGTCTTTAATATCGACTACTTTAGAATACATTGTTTCGAATTTGTCAGAGATAAAAGTGACCATTGTGCTTACAGTATCGCTAACCGATGTCTTAATCGAGTTCCAAGTATCAGTTATCTTGGTTTTAATGTTATTTACAATATCGCTAGCTTTAGTTTTAAGTGTCGTGAACCAAGCGATAATGCCATTAACCATATCTGGGATAATTGAATGACCGATCAAAGTATCATAGAGATTTTGGAAAAAGTCTATTACCCCTTGAATAAATCCACCTATGAAAGCCAATACTGCGCTTAATGCTCCTGTGATAGTATCGAAAATACCTTGGAATATCAGTTTAATTCCGTCCCAAATCATCTGGAAATTAAGGGTAAAAATACCAACTATAATCTGGATTATCCCGTTAAGTATTTCAACAAAGCCAGTTATCATTTGGATAATAAAAGGTAGTGCGGCAGAGACGGCTTCGACTAGAGCTGTAAATAATCCTAAGAAAATAACTATTGCCGCCGCAATCGCACCGACTAAAATTTGTAGCACATTGATCATCAATGGCCCAAGCTGTTGAAGTAATTTATCGATAAAAGGTGAGGCTTGTTCGAAAGCAGTTTTAATAGAGTTGATCGCTGGGGTGAGCAACCTAAAAAATAGATCGCTAACAGTAGTAGCTATCCCCGCTAACCTGCCTAATAAATCCCCGCCGTTCCCACCTTCCCCAAAATTCATCTGGAGGGCGTTTTTAAAACCTTGTTTAATTTGTGCAACAATGTTATCTAATTCTGGCTTGGCTTTTTCCCAAATCTGTCTAAAAAAGTCGCCTAAGCTAACATTATCGCTGTTTAAATTAAAGGTATCGTAAAGTCTTTCGGTAAATGCTTTAGCTTGACCTTTAATTATTTCGAGATAACCATTAAAAGTCTCTGCAAACTGACTAAAATAAGTACCGACATTATCAAAGACCGCCTTAATTTGATCGCCGAAAACGATAAATATCGTTGTTAAGCCGACCACCGCTGCCGCTACCGCTAAAACTGTTCCACTAACAGTAGCCAAAATAAAAGCTATCCCGCCTATTAGAGCGATTAGTGGTCCAAGAATAATCAAAAATAAGCCAAGAGCCGTCACTATTTTTAATACATTTGGGTTTAATTCGGAAAATTTAAGTGCTAGCTCAGAGACTTTTGTAATAATTGGTGCTAAATATCCAACGATAATCTCGCCGATCTGTGCTTTTAACTCTGCAAATCTTTGAGTAGCTTGTTGAATCTTAAAAGCGTTGCTATCTTGTGCAATTCCTAACTCTTTATAGTAACCAGCGACATTTTGAGCGTCATCGCCCTGTGCTTGTAAAAGTTTGCTGTATTCACTTGTGCTACTCGATAAATCGTCCATTAAAGCTAAAAACTTATCTTTTTGATAGAGCATGCCCGCAGACTGAGCCATTTCTGACTTTTCTGCATCTGTCATTTTGCTCCAGTTTTTGGCGATATCTGATAAAACTACATCTGCGTCCTTCATTTTATCGGTTAGAACTGTCTGCATTCCTGTATAAGTAGAAGTTACACCGCTAACTCCCTGTAAAGCCTTTTGTGCATTACCTAACTCCGTGGTTAGATTCGCCTGCTTTTTTTTCATAGCATCGGCACTTAGATTCGCTCCGCTAATTCCTGCTTGGTAGTTTTTCAAAGATGTGGTTTTACTATCGACTACTTTTTGCAATCTCTTCATTTCGTCTGCGTTCCCACCGACTGTTTTGGTAAAAGTACCCATTCTTTGAGTAGTTTCATAAATACTAATGCCATATTTATCCATTATCGCTTTGCCGTCTTCTGATGGTGCTCTAAGTTTAGTTAAGATAGTCTTTAAAGAGTTTGCCGCTTCGCCTGCGTCAACACCTCTTTGGCGAAGTACGGACATCATTGCGTTTAATTCTTTAACGCTAACCCCTGAAACTTTAGCCACGTTTCCAGTAGTAGAAATTGCGTCAGCTAAATCGGACATCGAAGCCGCACCCGTATTTTCTGCGGTATTCATCGAGGCTAGCATCTTTGTTAACTCCTCGCCTTTAACTCCAAAGATAGCCGAAGTAGCTACGACTGCCTTCATGGCTTGATCTAGTTCCATCGAACCTAAAACCGAAAATTGTAAAGCCTGAGTAGTTTTATTGATTAGGTCTGGGCCACTAGCTCCCATTGCCGCCAAAGCGTCCATAACCCCGATAATTTCTAGCTTATTTTTTCCATACTCAATCGATAAATTTTTAACCGATGGAATAAGCAAATCCTCTACATCAGAAGCCGCACCGTCATAAACTTTTCTTACACCTACCCAAGCCGATTCGATATCAGTCGCTAGAGTAAAAGCACTTTTAGCATAAAGAGTTAAGGGGATAGTGGCGGCAGTAATAAGTGCGCCAGTCTTCATAGCTGATTCGCCAAAAGATTTTAGACTGTCTCTGCCACTTTCAATACTGCTACCGAACTTCTGTAATTGGGCGGTTGCTTCATCTCTAATCTTCAATATATATTCGAGGGTATTTGCCATATATTTATTATAGATAAAAACGGCTATCTTTTTCTAAGTTTGCTACTTTGTAGTTTGCTCCTATTTTTCTCTGATTTAGTCTTGAAGTCTTGATATTCGCCTTTAATTTTTAGATAGTCCATCATCTTCATTACCCACTCGTAAGGCTGATTGTCTAGCTCTGTTTTAGAAATAGAAAGACTATCACAAATAAATTGATCGTGATAAAAATCTGGTAATGGAGAAGTGCCAGCGAAGAACTTAAATAATTCTCTATCTGGTATTATTTTTTTTTACTGTTGTTGATCTTAGCGAAAAGCTCATCGACTATATTAAAAACCGCATCTGCGTCTTCTGCGTTTTTCCAATTCATTACTACCTCAAAAAGATCGCCTTCCATGGGTTTTTCTTCTACATCGGTAATAGAAACAATAATAACCTTTAGCAAGGCTTCTTGTGCGTCTAAAATGGTACTAGCATCTAAATCAAAATTGGGTTTATTGTTTTCGTTAGTTACTTTAGCTTTAGATAAGAAAACTTTTTGGATACTTCTACGATCACGATAGGTTAAATCGCCTTCTTCTTTAAGAGTAACCTTATAGCCTGAGGGGGTTTTAATTACCATAATAGTTGTCCTTTTTGCGTCTGGGGAGAGGCTTGTAAACCTCTCCCCTTAATTTGTTTCTATTTCAATTCTAGTACGAAGCGACTAAGTTTGTCAATTCGACTTTAATTTGGCCGTTAGTAGGATCACTTGCGCCTACAAAATCACTTTCGACAGCTACATATCCATTGTCGATTTGATGAGTGTAAGTATTAAGAGCGACTTTTGGCAAAGTGATAACTAAAGTGTTATTGCTAGAATTACCAATGGTCTCATCGGCAATCACAGTGATAACTAATTCTTGAGTATCTTTGTCGTCAAAAGCACTTCTTAAAGCCTTAATCTCATCGGTTAGATATGCGGCTAGAGAACCAGAGACTTCGCTTGGTTCAACATAAAGTTGGCTTGGATCTGCGATACCGCATAATCCGTGAAAGTTTTGGAGATTGTTATTATATTCAAAATTCAAACTCTCTAAAGCGCATTTAATATCGACACCGCCTAAAGTAATCGAGACAATATCAGTCCAGTCGAACACCTTAGAAGTTTCGAAAGAAGCGGTAATAGCGGTGCTATCAGCTTTACTTAAACCTTTACCTTCAAAGGTCAACTTAAGAGGTTCGCCGACTTTAAGCTCTAAACCAAATTTACTAACAGTAAATCCAGCAATTCTCTCTACGATAGAGCCAATTTTTTGCTCTAAAGTGTAGCTAGGCTTGACAACTGCTTCGGTAAAAGTGTGTTTATAGACAGTGGTTTCACTGGCTACTAAGGCATCAGTAGAAGCACCTAAAGCACTCTCTAAAATATAACCAAGAGCTTGAGGATAGGCGTTCATCTCAAAAGCACCATTAAATTCTCTAATGCCTTCGACAAAATCCTTATTTAAAGCTGGGTTAGTATCGATTGCCTCAACTCCAACCGCATCTTGCTCGGTTACAACGCCATCGCTAGGCAAAACAGCTAGAGAGAAGTTAGGTACAACTGCGGTACCAACTACGCTTTCTTTACCTAATGAAACTTGATCCAAAATTCCTTCTGACATAATTATTTCCTTTTCTTTTTACTAATTATAATTTTTTCTTTTACTTCTCTAAATAGAGGGTGATTTATCTCCAGATCGGTTTCGATGATCTGCCCTGGCTCGACCCTTCCAAAGCCAGATAGGTTAGTTTGAACATTCCCTTGATATTTATATTTTTTGTTCATAAATTTATTATACTGAATATGTTTTATTTTTTTCTAAAATCTGTTGTATCTCTTTCTCACATTTAATTCAATCTCACAATAAAATAAATTAGTTTCTTTTTGGTCGAATAAATACTGACCATTATTAAGTCTCGAGCTATCAACTAACCCGCCAAGAGTCATATTAGCCTGATCGCCTAAAGTTTCCCTGATAAGTTTGACCATAGCGATTAGTTTTTCTTGACTATCTAAACGAGTATCATCAAGTTGAATGTAGGCGGTAATAAGAAAAGTATTGTTCTCGGTGGTATCTCGTAAGTCGGCAAACTCTTCTTGCCAACCTTTAGGGGTAATAGTAATGCAAGGATAGACGGCATTAAAAGGTGGTATCCCAGTATAGACAGCTTGGACATTAGTTAGACCATCTAAATAGTCGGCTATTTTATCGATAATTGCTTGTTCGTCTATCATATTAGCTTAATCCTCTTACTAATTCATTATAAATGGTTTCATCGATTTTTTTATTTTGTGTTAGTAAATGCTCGCTTCCTTTTTTCATAAACCATTTTGCCATTACGCCTTTAACTCTTTTGGCAAAAACCATTGCCCCAGATTTGGCTCTCCAAGCTAGATACTTTGCACTTCTCGGTACGATGTAAGCGTGTTTGGGCCCATAAATACCTGTGCCTTCTTCTTGAAAGATCCCATATTTAACTGCGGGATTTACATAAACCCTTGCTTCTTCGCCATCGCTTTCAACTTTAAATAAAATGTTCCTTCTCAAATTATTGGTATCGACAGGGGCTTCTTGTTTGGATCTAGTTTGGAAAATTAAAGAGGCTTGAGTTAAACCTAAAACCTTAGCGTTTCTGACAATACTAGAAGCGTTACCTAATTGTGCGATTAGTCTCTCGGTATTAGCTGTTGGTTGTAAATTAACTTGCATTTTCGGATTTGTAACAAGTACCAGTAAGGTAAAACCTGCCCATTATCCTCTGGTGCTTTGTGTCGCCAATGGTAATAAACTGATTATTGTTTTCGAATCCGCTTATTTGACTATTAACTACTTTCAATTTTGTTTGTTGTTTTAAATTACCGATGTCGTTGCTAATAATTCTAAGAGAGAAAAGTTGACCCTGACCCATACCATCGTAAAGCGCAACTGTTTCGTTAGAGGCAGGGATAATCCAAACTCTAACATTGCTATGAGTTTTTACATAGTCTTTTTTGGTATTTTGACCCGTAAGCTGGTAAATATCGACAATAGTTTCCATCATAGCTAATTAAACTGGAAAATCTGTATAACGACCAATAACCCTCTCCTTGTCCTCTTTAAATGACTTAATATCGAAGTTTTGTGATACTTCGGCAAAACTCATGCTTGAAAGACCTATGCCGGCATTTTCGGACTTTAAGAACTCGTAAGCGATCCATTTAGTTAGCATTAAAACTACATCTGCGCCCCAAAATTTCTTTAAAGTGTAGGTAATCTTAACTGCCTTTTGTCGGTAATTAGCTGAAATAATCGGGCTAGCAAACTCAATGACATTACTTCTAATCCAGTAGTTACTATCCTCTACGTATTCATCTGTGCGATCAACGCCATCAATTTCGATCTTGGTCATTGAATTAACTGGAGTATTTTCTGGCATAATCAAGGTAAAGCCAGAATTAAAATACTCATAATACTCGATTAGGGTGTAACTTGAAGCCCCGTCATCTATCTTAAAATTTCGATTACAAAGGCGTGCAAATTCTTCTTCGACCTGAGCAATTAACAGGGCGGTTAAATTATTTTCTGCTTCTGAGAAAGTTCTCTTTAAAAAAAGGGCGACACTTCCCGCTGTAATTCCGCTATAACCAGTCTGAAATAGTTTGCCGTCAACTGCTGACATTATTATTTTTTATCCTTGTTCGTAATTGCTGAGTTTTGACCTTTAATTTGACGATCTGGGATTCTTTTTCTCTGTCTAGAATCTTTGCGGTTATCTGATTCTTTGTCTTTACTCTTAGATTTAGACACACTCCCGACTACCTCATAATATCGAGGCGAACCCGCAAAATTATCTTCTACAACGGCGACTTGACCGACCATGAAGATTTCATTTTCTACTGAAAATTGGCGAGTAACTTTTATTTTTTTCATAGCCTTATCCTTTTTTATTTAGCTTTTATTGATTGGCTAATCCCTGAGGGGGAATCGCACCCCCTCAGTCCATTAACTAACCAACTAGGTAGCACTGGTTTCAAGTCTAACAAAAGCTTTGTCGGCTTCTGCGAGCTGAATATCCAATCTTTCTGTTACCTTGATAGCCACCATGTCCTGTTCGAACAAGTTGATGAGGGTATCGCCCTCGCTTGAGTGAACAGTAGCCTCTTTACTAAATTCAAGAGTTAAGGATCGGCGATCACCGATCATTAAGTATCTTGGATCGTAAATAGCCATAAATGGCTGGTCTGCTTGAGAAGTAACTTGTGTGGTCTTTGGGAACACGGTTGACTTCACAAATGGCAAACCCCAGATGGTATTAGGCATACCTGCGCCTGGGTTCTGATAGATGTAGTTTTTGTTTTCATCTTTGATAATTCTCAAAGCATTGAAGACAGACCAACTACCTGCGACTACGGCGTTATCGACAACCGAGTCATCTAAGAGAGCCATAGCTCCTGCGATATCATCGAAACTTACGTTATCGAATCTGACATCACCAGAACCTAAAGTGTAAACTTTACAGGTGGCGTTTCTAAAGATACCTTCTGTACCTGCTAGACCTAAGAAAGCCCATTCGTCCTCTTTCTTAGCAACAGCCTCTCCGCACAATGCGGCTAAGTAATTCAAGATGTCGATATTGGCATCTTCAATCAACTCGGTGGTCACAATTACCATTGCGGCTAATTTCTTAGCAGTAAAGACTAATTGACCTGTGGCTGGGCTAGAAGCAACGATAGCGTTCTTCTCATCGGTTCTATAAGCAACGACACTACCCATAGTTGGCAAACTGAAAGTCTTGCCTGGGAGAGTAATCACTCTAGCGTTGTTACGGGCAACACCATACTTGCCTGCAATACGCAAAACCTCTGAACCGAAATACTCTGGGACAATCTCTTCTCCAGATTCGGCAGTAGCGGTGTCCAAGTCTTTAGTAACTTCATTCAAGATATCTCTTTTGTAAAGAGCTTGAATATACTTTAAGGCTTGTTCGGCACTTTTGGTTTCTTCTGTCTCGTCAGATTTCTTAATATCTTTGATGGAGGCTTCTACGCCTTTCATCTGGTCAGCGACTATGTCCTTGACCACGGTTTTCATCTCTTCTACAACGCCAGATTTGACATTGTCTAAAAGTTCTTGGACTTTTGGATCCATATAGTTTATTCCTTCTTAATACTTAATAATTCATTTAGGGCTTTAAGAGCTTTGCCTGCGCCTTTGTCAGTTACCTTCAACTCCTTGCTTATCGCAGTTAAGAGTAGCAACTGGCTATCGTTAGCATCGTCCTCATCGCTTTTAATGTTCTTAATTTGGGAACTTAATTCAGCCTCGATTCCCTTTTTGACTTCGGCTTCAATTAAGTTTTTTAGCTTATCTGATTGTACCAAACTTTCTAAGATTTTTTCTTCAGTGATCGGTTCAGCTTCCTTTTCAGGCTCGCTATCGCTAGCTTGATCTGTACTTTCTGCTTCATCAGCGTTAGCTTCTGTGCTAGCTTCTTCACTAGGTTTTGCACCCTTATCGCCTTTGCAATCACAGCCTTTTTTTTCTTCATCAGTTTCTTCCCCTTCTTCGCTAGTTTCTACTGGCTCTTCATCTTTTTTATCTTTTTCCTCGAGTGGATCGACCTCTTCATCGCCCTTATTTTCGGCTGTTTCTTCTTCTGATGGCTTATCCTCTAGTGATTTTAAGAGTAAATCAAAGGATTTTAACATTGCTCGCTTGTTATCATCTAAACCATTCAAAAGAGCATTAGGATTGGCTGGGATAGCGACTAAACTAAGTTCTAGCAATTCCATTTTGTCGATTGTGTATTCACTCCCACTTGTAGCCCACTCCTTAACTAAGAAGCCGACTGACCAAGCACGCATGATTCTTTCTTTAACCAAGTCAAATGCTTCTTTAGCAAGTGCTAAGGTCTTAGAGAATTGAATATCGAAAACCAATGAATTTTCTTTGCGCTTAACATTAGTAGCAATACCGATCGGGAATTGTTGATAATTATGTTGAAGCATAATTACTGGGTTCTTTTTAAAGTTTTCTAAATCCCAACCCTTTGGATTGATTCTATCCCCATAGCGATCGACACTATCATCAGAACCGATTACGCCTGTAACTTTCATGTTATCGGCATCGATACTTTTAAAGCTAGATAAAATATCGATTTCTCTTTTTTGTTCGGTTGCTTTTTTCTTCATATATACCTATTCTACAAATTGTTTGTAATTTTTTTCCTAAATAACTGGTAATACTGAACAGCGACAATTAGGGTGGACTGGCTCGTGAGTGTGTCCTGACCTAAAAGTTTGACCTATTTCGACTACTTCGCCACTATTGCCTGCACATACCTCGCAAGGTGCGCCACCACAAAGCCAGAAAACTTTTAAGACCTTATTTTGGATATAGGTTTTATAGCTA